GCATTAGCAAAAGTTTGATAAGTTCCATCTGTTGCTTTTCTTGATTTTTTGATTTCATAATGTTTAATTGGCATACCGTTGGTTGTATTTGTAGCATCGTTGAATTTTAAAAGCACATTATTATCAATAACTTCAGTTGATAAACCAGAAATATTATTTGGTCTTGAGATACTTACATCTTCAGTTCTAACGGTTCCAGTATTTCCAAATATGTCTACTGGCTGAATGTAATACCTATAAACTGTATTTTGATTAGCATTATTACTTCTTACAAGCTGCTCTTTAAACTCCGTAGCCATAATAGTGCCTCTGCTTGTTGCATTAGCAAAATTCTGCATTGTTGAAGCATCACTAAAGGTAGTTCTCTTACCTCTTTTTATTCTAAAGAATTTTAAAGGTAATGAAAATGCACCATCATCAAAATTTGTGTCCTCAGTATATTCTTCCCAATCAACTGTAACTGTTAGTAGCTCATCATCTATAGTCGTAGTTACATTAGATCCTATTTCTGGTGGGTTGATTGTTATATCTTGAGTTGCGATAGCCGAATCATTATCATTAACATCAAAAGCTCTAATGTGATAACGCTTAGTTCCTACACTCTGTTTTACTTTTAACGAAGTAGCTTGAATCCTTCCTTTATCTAATGCCTGACCAAAAGTTTGGTTTGTGTTTCCTACTTTAACTTGAAATTCTTTAACAGTAATACCTGATGCTGGAGGTGTGTAACTCCAGTTTAAAAGAACAAAACCGTCATCCATCTCTGGAGTGTCAAAAGAAACAGTTCCAACTGCAACTGTTATATCAATAGAAGAGTATGAACTTTTATTGCCAGCAATATCTACGGTTCTTATTTGAAAAGTTCTTGTACCACTGAAATTAGCTGGTCTTATAAACTCTGTATTGTCAATTTTAGTGGTTTTACCGTTAGATAAAACTTCATAGTGTTTTATAGCAAATCCATTGGCAGGTATTTCAGTACCATTAGAATCTGGATTACCACTCGAATCTCTTAATGTTGTAAAATCAATAACTACTGATTCGATTTGAACTCCTGATGTTGAAGCGTCAATAACAGGTGCATGAGGTGTTGCAGGGGTAAATGTAAGTTTATTTGCACCTTCTACAAAGTTACCATCGCTGTATCTATTACCATCATCTCTTGCTTTTATAAAAAATAAAACAGTTCCAAAACTACCTCCTGTTACAGCTTTTAATTTTTTAACTCCAAGTTCAACGTCTGGTGCTTGTGCCCTTGTTAAAAAAGTAGCAGCACTTTTATTTCCGAAATTACTATCTGACACGTTATTAGTATTATTTTTATTAATGTGTATTTCGTAGCCGACTAAATCTAAATCTTTAAACAAAACATCAGGGTTAGTGCCGTCAAAACTATCTGGATTTGGTTCGTTTTCGTTCCAAGTAAGAATTATACCTTTTTCGGGATCAACTGTTGCTGCTAAACCAGTTACAGGATTTGGTGCTGCTGTTTTTCCTTGAGTTAATACATTATTTAATGCAGCTTTTCTTGATAATTTGCCTCCTGAAGATACGCTTTGAACTCTGAAATCATATAATCTATTAGGTTTGATATTTTTTAACTCAAATGTAGTACCCTGAATATCTTCTGTTCTAAAATTATTATTTGCATACCTATACATGACTTTATAATTGGCAACACCATCAGCAGCTTGCCATTTTAGAGCTAACATTGATCTAATTTTTGCCTTATTAGTTTTCTTTTGATTACTGTCTGTATCTGCGTTTTGATTTATTATTTCCTTATATAAAGATTCAGTAGTAGTTAAATTCGTAGGAGGTTTTGGTTTTGCGTTTATGTTTGTCGCATCTCTATATTCAACATCCGTACCAGCGTCAACAGCAGCATAAATACTATGGTTGTATGTAAGTGCTGTTACTTTATATTTTGCTCCCTGCTCTTCAGTTACACTAATAATTCTAAATAAATCAGTTTCTAAATTTCTATTAGCTGTAGTACTAATAATTTCCAAAACCCATACAGTATTTACTTCTGGTGCTGTGTTTGAGCCTTCAGCATCTTCAAAAGATCCCACTACATCAAGCAAATTGTCTGACTTTCTTAAAAAATTAACTTCTTTTCTCGATACGGAATTATCAGGCATTACTACAGAAACCATCCTTGTATCTCTATATGTCACAGTTACATTTCCACTATTAGTAGCTGATGAAGAAGCAGTTATTGTAAAAGTTGTTATTGAGGGTACAGAAACCACAGTGAAGTTACCGTCTACGGCAGAACCACTGGTGAAGTCAACTGTAATTGGTGCTCCTATTTCGTAAAAATGTGATATAGGAGTACCGCTGTTATTTGTATTAGTGATTGTTATGGTCGTACCAGACTGCGTGTATGTGCCTGTCATGGTTCTGTAGCCATAAAGACTTGTAGTTACATCACTATCTAAATTAATTCTGTCAGTTGTAGAATCTTGAACAGATTTCACACGACCTGCTCTTCTAAAATCTCCATTTCTTACTCTGTCACTAATACCAATAACATGACCTGGCCTTACATAAATTCCACTATCAATAGATACCGTGAAAGTTACAGTTTCAGTAAGTAACTGTTCACTTTCTCTTGTCCATTTGGCAAGCCTCATTGCCTGACCCTGACTTGTGCAGCCAAAAGCATTTAATTCACGTTTTACAATTCCATATTTAGTAATTGCTGAATCAGATGCAATATTATCTTTAACAGGAAATTGAACCCTAGCAAATTTACGTTGCTCCATATCAAAATATTTAACCGCCACTAATGTTGCTCTGTTTTTTATATCACTTCCTTCATATGTAAAATTGCCTCCTTCTACATTTGCCTGAGAAAAAATAAATACAGGTGCTACTTCTCCATTAGCTGTATAAGAACCTGATGTTTGTGTTGCAGGTCTGTCCTGTATAAGAGTAACGCTGCCAGCACTCCAAAAAGGCATAACACGCATCGTAGAACATATTGCATTTATTAAATCAAAGGCTCTATGTTCTTTGTTTATTACACCATTAAAAGCAAACCTAACTTCACTGCTTTCTCTTGAAAATGAAACAGTACCAGTTTGAGTAGAACCTATAGAAGATACATTTAATAATCGAAAAGTTTTTCTTCCTGTCTTTTTAATTTTATATGTACCATCAGCAGGTCTAGGGTTTGCTCCTCTAAACTTACAAAATAAAAAATCTCTGCTACTTAAATTATGACTTATTTCATTGGGAGGTGTATTACCATCAATCGTTGTAACCTCAACAAAAGTTTTATTAGCAGTCTGTGTCCATGTACCAAATTTTAAATCGTTTGTATTGAAACTTACGTTGCCAGAGTTTGTTCCGCTAGTCTCAACTGTAACTGTAAAAGCATTAGCACTAAGTCTTGTTATTTGATATTCACCATCGCCACCATCTGATTGTCCACCCGAAGTAAAATCTAGATTAACAACGAAGTTATTTCCTAAACCATGTCCAGTAGAAGTAATGGTAATTGTAGTTGATGAACTTTGGTCATAAGTTCCAGTACCAGAAATCGCTGTAGGTGCTGGTACTCTATCTGCTACAAGTTCATTGTTGTACTGAGAAATTGCAAGAAAACTAAACTCATCTAATGTAGATGGATCTATACCTAATCCATATCTTTCCTCTGTTAAAAGATCCCAGAGTATCCATGCTGGATCGCTATGCCATGTAGTCGTAAAATTATTATTACCACTAGCACCAGCACCAGGCCACGTTCCAGAATATGTAATCCTACCTGCTAATTTGCTAGTTCCAGTTGCTACTGTTGCTGTATTTGGGATTCTTGTTCTTAATCCTCTAACTCTGTAATTTCTAACAGGTATAGAACTAAATTGTTCTGCTGTAGTCTGTAACCCTACTAAAGCAGTATTTAGGTATCTATTATTGTCAAACTTTATTTTTGTGTATGAAAACCAAGTAAATGAGTTTTGTGTTTTTGTACTTGGATCGTCTGTTACTCTCTCTATTCTTATTCTTATATTACTGGTATATCCAGCTTCTCTTAGGTTAAAACCATAACTCCTTTGGTATAAATCCCCACTACGACCACTGGTAGCAAAAGTTACATCTTCTCCTGACGCTTCAAGAGACATATTAATAAAATCAGCACCATCATAACTTATTAAAAACTTATATTCTGCTTTACTTCCTACAATATCTCCGTCACTTTCAAATTTTTGTAACGCTGGAAAATTTATTGTAAATCTAATCCTATCAATGGTGTCAGAAGCATCAGTTATAGTTTGAGTCGTACCAGCATCAGGATTTGTTTTTGTAACTTCAGTATTAACAGTTACTTCAGTTTGAGTTGCAGCAAAACCTTTAATTACTGATTGCGTACCTGTGCCTCTTCTGTGGCCAACTGTTATGTCATCAAAATTAAAATCATCATCTGATGGATTTGCGACACTAGCTGTTTCTTCTAAAACTGGAGTATTATCAAAAAATATATCTTTAAGTAGTGCTTTATTATAATTTGCATCACTTTGCGATAATCCTATACTTCTTGGCGTTGCAAAACCATCAATATCACCCTCTCCTAAAGCATCTAAAATTTTAATTTTTGCAATACTATCTAAATTATCTTTTGCTGTTGTGGGATTTCCACCGCCTTTACCGCCTTTACTACCGCTAATTTGATTTAAATTATTTTCTTCCATTTACTACTCCACAACTCTTTCAGTTGTAATACCTGCTGAAATTACAGCAGAACCAACAAGCCTTTCTCCGTATATTAAAGGTATAGCTAAACCTGCCCTAGCTGTATTAACAGGAGAGTTAAAAGCAAAACTATTTTCTGGATCTTCTTCTGGAGCTTGTGGAACAGGCGTTAGCATCTGAGATATTCCACCTAAAACTAAAGCACCACCAATACCTACTGCAGCTTTCGTTGCAAAACCTAATGAACTGAAAGCTGTTGCACCTGAGGCCCCAGTAAATGAACCTATTGTAAGTGCTGGATTAAATAAAAAAGCACCACCTATCAATGCAGCACCTAATAAAATAGATCCAAGTCCTCTACCACTTTCCCCAGTAATAACAGGAACTATTTTTATATCTCCTCTGCCAGCAGGATAATGTAACTCTTCTAATTCAGTTGGTCTATCCTCTACTAATACCCTATAACTTCTATTCATCATGTAACTTTCTGCTTTTGGATGGTATGCCAATAAACATTGAATACTTTTAGCAACTGTAGCTACATCTATTTCTATCTCTTTTACTTTTAAATGTTCCGCTAAATCACCATATAGTTTTAACTTACGAAGGCAAGTTGTCATAACGTACTATCCTCCCTGTAATTTTACGAAACCAGCTTGTATAAGTCTCTTTACATGATAGTCTACCTTGCATATGATGTAAAAGCTCATTTCCAAAATCATCACAAATAACTCCACAATGATTTAATTCTTCTCCTGTTAAATTCATAAATAATAAATCATATTTTTGTAAAGGTACATCTTTACTTATTTCTTTAAATCCAGCTTCTTCAAAACAATTAATAAATGTAGGATTTTTACAAAATTCTTCTGGTGTGTCAGGTTTTGGAAAATCCATTAATTTTATTCCTAACTCAGCATTAAAATATTCTCTTACCAGTTGCCAGCAATTAGTATGGTCCCAAGTCCACGGTCTACCTATAAGACTTTGTTTGTACTCTTTAGGAAAAAAGTCGTACCACTCATTTGTTTGTGGATTGACTATGTACCAGTGTTTATTTGTTCTTGCTGCACATACTAAATCTGCTGGACTAGCTATAGGACTTGAATTGGGGTGAGAATGAACTATACCTTCTATAGCTTCATTTCCATACCTGTCCTCAATGTCAGCATAATCATGTGGATCTAAGATAAATTGATCTGTTCTGATATGTGCTAAATTTTTACATTCTTTGTAGATAAGTTTACCTTTTATATTTACTAATAAACCACAACATTCCTTTGGACTCTCTTTTAATGCGTGTTCTACAACTTTATCTTTCCAGTGCATTAGTTGAAAAAGTCACCAATTCCAGGAAAATCATCTGGTAAAAATTGTCGCTTGGGAAGTTTCACTCCAAATTGATCTATCGAAGCTGCTAATTCAAATGTACAAAAATTTCTTGTTTCAGCAGATTTACGGGCTATTTCATAAATTTCTTTAGGAAATTCCTGTGTTTCGTCAGGAGTACCGTAAGGGTTATTACCTGTAAAATTACTATTGGGTAAAAATCTTGCAAGCGTTCTTATTCTGGTTACAGTCGCACCAACAAGATCGTTTCCAGAAGTTGTACTGTTAACGTCTATAAGTACAGATGACATTATTCCGATAGGAACAGCAGGTGCTAGTAAAGACAAATTACTTATAGTAAGTGTCGGTCTGGGAGTTTGTTTAGTCTCATATTTAAAACCACTTGCTTGTATTGGTGCTGAATAATATGTATTACTGTTCCAAGTAATATTGCCCTGTGCTGTTGTGATATTTGTGTTGTTATGAAATCTATAAGTTGTATTCGCACCATGTAAAGCAGTTTTTAACTGTATTTCAAAAAGTTCAATAATCGGATTTGGATTTATTGATTGAAGATTTTTATTTAATTCAGACATTATGGTTCAAAAACTTGCCTAAATGTAACCTGCACTCTTGCTCTATTCAAATAAGGTACGCTTTTGTTGTAACCACCTTCCACCACAAAGTTCATAGCACTTTCACTTGGAACTGTATAAGTAAAATTTGCACCATCAACGGCCCTTTCGTCTAAAAAGTTGGTTAGTGTATCCGCATCAGCTTCGCTTACTTCAAAAGTTAAATTAAATGTTTTTGCATTTTGATTAAGGCCAAAAGAAACTCGATGTTCATATCCATCACCAAAAGAAACAATACGAGTCTTTGGTGCGTTTGACTTTTGAAAGTTATACTTTGGTACGAAAGCTGTACCTGCTGCTGTGTTAGGTAAGTTAGCCATTAACTATATAGTAACCCTCCAGGTCTTTTTTGCTGCATCAATTCTGCTTGTATGGCCTGTGATATAGCCTGTCCTAACTGCTCTGCTTGACCTGCATCTCCTTCTACAGAAGATCCAGAAGCATCTACAGAAACATTAATATTATTAACTGTTCCTCCTCCCAACTGATTATTTGGAATAATTTTACCAGCAGAGGATGGTACAAAAATTTCTGGACCTTTTTCGCCTACGATTGAAGGTTTACCTACAGGCGGCATCCCACCAGCAGCAAAGGTTGGAAGATTTTTAAAAATACCAGTAGCGCCACCAAACATATTAAACAGTAAAGTATTTATTCCAAGTTGCATAAGTTGTCGACCAATACTTTGTAAAACACCTACAGCGGCTTCACCTAATGTTTTTGCTCCCATTGCCGCATCAGTTAAAGCATCAGAAACACCTGTTGCAATACTGCTTCCTATTTCTTCAAATATATCTTTTAATTCGTCAGCTTCTTCTTTTTGTTTTTTAAGTGCATTTGTGCCTTCAATATAAGCTGTAATTATATCCCTCGCACCTTCACCATGAATTGCAACAAGAGCATTTATTTCTTGTTGTGTTTGTACTTCTTCTAAATTTCCGTCAAGAGCAGCTTGTGCTAAAGCTCTCTGATTACTTAGTCGATCTATCAATTTACCTTTAGCTTTAACAGAATCCATTTCTGCCTGTTCATAAGCAATACTTTTTTTTAAATTATCTTTTATAAGTTTATTTATTTCCTCTTGTATCTCTTTATTTTCTTTTATTGGTTTATTTTTATCTTTCTCTACTTCATTTTCTTCATTTTTATTTTTATTAGTTTTTTTAACTTCAATAGTTAGTTGTTTTTGTGCCTCTACGTTTTCATCGGCCTTTTTCTTTATTTCATCTAACCTTAAAGTAGCGTCAATTAATGGATCTGCTAATCCTCTTCCTTTTAAAACTTTTAAACTATCTGGCCCTCGAATTAAAGTTATTGCTTTTTGTATTCTTATTATCTGTGCAGCCAATTTAGCCGCATCTGCCTCTGTTCTTACAAAAGCAGGGTCTAAAAGATTAACAGCTTTTTCTATATCTCGAACTGCATCATCTTGCATGCCCAAACGAGCCTTGAAAACAGCTGAACCCACTTGTCTATTTGATGCACCAATCTGGGCATCTCCTAACATTGAAAAAAGTTTATTAAATTCTCCAGCAATTTGATTTAAAAAATCAAGTATTTCTTTTAAGGGGTCTTCAAATATTTTTCCCAAATTTTGTGCAAAGGTTTCAACATTATCTACAAAAGTACTGAATTTACCAGCCAACGTATCACTTTGCTTTGAAGCCCCTTCAAAGAATTGACCGCCTTTACTTGTAGCTTTTACTATTGCCTCAACAAATTTATCGGCCCCTATTTCTCCTTTACTCATAGCATCAGCCAACGCTTCTCCTGTTAAGCCTGTGATTTCTTCTAAATCTTTTGTTACGTTGATTCCTTTTTCTAAAAGCATAATGTTTTCTTCTTGCATAAATTTATTTTTTGCTTGCACTTTACCTACAGCCAATGCAACAGCATTTATATCTGCACCAGCAGTACCAGCAATATCTGCAATTCTTTTTGTTATATCAACCACCTCTTCTGTCTCAAAGCCAAAGGCTTTCATGCGTTTAGCAACTTCTATTAACTCAGATGATTTAAAAGGGGTAACAGCACCAAATTCTTTTATTTCTTGAACTATTTTTTGTGCTTTTTCAGCACTTCCTGTTAATACTTCTAAAGCTTTAGTTTGCGTTTCAAGTTGTGCTGTTTGAAATAATACAAATCTCGCAGTGCCAATAACAGCTAATGCTTTAAGTAAAGGTGCTATAGATTTTGTTAAAGTACCAAATCCAGCTGCTGCGGTTTTTGCTGATCTTCCCGTATCTTTTAATGACCTACTTGACTTATCTAAACGACCCTTTAATTTATTAGTGTTATTACTTAAAAGCTGTGTTTGTTTATTTACACGCTGCAAGGGAACTATTGCATTTTGAGCATCAACTATTAATTTGACTGTTGATTGTGCCACAAATACAAATAACCTTTATTATATATTACCTTGATTTGGCCTTTTGTCGCTGCATTTCTTTTTCATGCCTTTCATTTTTAAGTTCATAATAAGCAGCCCAATAAATAAGCTCCTCTTCTGTTACAGCCTTTCTTAATTCAATTAATGTCTTACCAAGTTCTGTTGCGAGAAAAAACTCAAAATTAA